ATCCATCAAATTTCTTCTTTTTGGTTTGTTGTTCTCTTTCACCAAATGTGTTTAGAGGTTTGTCATTATGACCTGCATCAGCCAAACCATTTTGTGCTGATTGTTCTACATCATACAATCTCATTTTACCACGGTCAATACCCAATGTAAATCTTTTTAGATATGTTGGATCATTGTATCTATTCTTCAATTGTTTGACCATAATCTGTCCCATTTCTTCAAGTTCTTCACTTGTAATCAAGGCAAACATCAAGTCGGCTGTAGCGGGCAAACCAAAAGACTCACTCGTGTCTTCGAGTCCTGGGTCTGAACTTCCAAAACCCGACCTTGTTGTTTGTGTCGCAGATACAATTGGTAATCCGAATTCAACGGCAAGACCTCGCAGCTCTTCTGCAATTGATTTGACGTATGTATAGGAGTTGACGTTTGCTCCGGCCTTGATTCGAGAACTACAACAAATATTGAGATAGTCAATGAAAATAATATCAGGTGTAAACGACCTTTTGAGATTGAGCTCATTCAATAATGTCCTAAAGTGAGTTGCAGAAGCCGAGGCAGTTGGATATTCTTTGATAATCAATTTGCCAGTTGTCTTCTCTTTCATCTTAGCAATCTTTTTATCGAACAAGTCTTTTGGAAGAGCGTTCAAATCATCTACGGTTACATTCAATAGATTTGCATCTATTCTTTCCGCAATACGTTCTTCAGCCATTTCCATAGTAATATAGAGTACGTTTCTACCCAATGACATAGCACCGGCAGCGCAATGACACATAAAAAGAGACTTGCCGACACCGGTACCAGCAAGAGCAATATTGAGAGTCTTAGAAGGCAGTCCGCCTTTTGTAATCTTGTTGAAGAAGTCCAAGTCAAAAGGAATTCTTTCTTCATGTCTGTGGTAAAACTCATATCGTTCATCACTATTCTCCAAGTAATCATGGCCAACTGAACTATCAAATGTTACCGATAAAGCGTCCGATAACATCTTGGGAATCTGACCTTTATCGTGGGTTTTGTCCTTACCGTCCAAAATGCTAATAGAGCCCAATACTGCATTATAAATTGCCTTCTCTTGACAAAAGGCTTCGGACTTTTCAATAAGCCATTGAATCTTGGATTCTTCTCCCTTAGCCAGTTCAATCTCTTGTAGATAAGTCTCCGACTTTTCCACTTCGTCATCCGAGAGATTTCGCCTTTCTTTGACGGCCAATCCAATTGCTTCAATCGTTGGTGTAGTATTATACTTTGAAACAAATTCGGAAATCTCAGAGAATAACATCCTCTCAGTTTTGTCGGTGAAGTATTCATCTTTTATAAAGGGAAGAACTTTTCGTAGATAGTCTTCATTGTAAATTAGATTCTTCAGAATCGTCTGTTCCAGTCTCATCAATAATATCCTGTTCTATGTTGCCTGACATAATTTCCATAAGTAAATCACCTACGTAATTTTTGAAGTCTAAGTCTTTCACCAATTTGTTTGGCTTCTTGACTGTAGATTCTAACACATCAAAAGCAAAATGTAAATGCACCCCATCGGATTCTTCAAGTATTTTTACTTTACCATACTTGAATACTGTATCCTTGTAGGGACCTTCTAAGAATTTTATATGTACCGTTTCTGCATCATCCTTAGGATATATGAAACAATAATCTATGCCTTCTATCATTCTACACCATTCGTTGTTTCTAATTCAAATGCATCTTCGATATCACCTTGCATGATGTTACCAGTTGCAATACGGTATTTGTGTTGAATGAAATCTTGGAATGTTTTATTCTTTAGAATTGGCATCCAGAATTCTTTCGTATCGGTTTCTTTGATACGGTATTTCTTATCTTCAACAACACCATCTTTATCTACTTTAGAATACCAACCATTGGCAGGTTTGATTACATGCCCCGACTCCAACGCAATATCAAGTAAACCAGACCACTTGCTAATGCCTCCATCAAAAGAAACAGTAACAGGTATTTTAGATTTCTCTTTAACATAACGACTCTTTTCAACATTGATAATGAAATTATAACCTACAACTTCAGTACCTTCTTTCTCTTGTTGACGACCAAGAATAAAGATATTATCAGCTGAATAATAAGAACCTGTACCACCGCCCACGATGTCTTTAGGGAACATGCCAATCTCTTTGTAGGTATGATTTACGACAATCATCGGTATATCTTTCATTGTCAAGTGTGGTGTTACCATTCTGAATAATGATTTGACTTGTTTTGCACGTGACATATCAGCAACTGATTTGCCTTCTAATGCATCATCAACTTCTTTCTTAGATGCTAAGTTACCAATCGAATCAATAATGATAATCAATTTATCTTTACGTTCCAGATTAGTCAACTGTTGCATCACATCAAACTTCAATTGTTCAATATCCGTAAGAGGAGTATGGAGAACACGATTGGTATCAATACCAAAGGAATCGAAATAAGACTGAGGAGTGCCGAACTCAGAATCGTAAAACAAAAGAGCAGCGTCTTCATATTTGTCCAGATAAGATTTGGCCATCAACAAAGAAAATGCAGTCTTGAAATGTTTGGATGGACCTGCCCACATTGTAAGACCTGGTGTAAGACCACCATCTAATTTACCAGACAATGCCACATTGATAATTGGAATTGCAGTTGGTATCATGTCCTTCTCGGTGAAGAACTTTGATTTGGATAGAATAGCAGATTCTTTGATGCTACTATTCTTTTTGATTTTATCTAATATACTCATTTTTTATCCTTCGTTTTAAATGCAAATGGTTCACTATAATCATATGTAGTTGTGGTCACACCAGGTGATGTAAGGTTTGCTATATTATCTTTTGGTACTTCTATCGTATTGTTTGCTGGTACAACCGGTTCATCTGTTAGTTCTACTACAGTAGGTTTTTCTCCCACATCTGCTACATAAGGATCAGGAGTGTCTTGTACTGGTGTAAACCTTACTGCCATCTCCTCTGCTTTCTTTGCCATTTCTCTATGTAAAGAATAGTTAGCCGCAATCAATAACAATACTGCCAACGGATCAAATACAGATACAATCATTATAATCAATAATCGAACTGCCTTATCAATGATACTTCTATCATCCGAACCATAGATTAGTTCCGCCACGTATTTGATCGGTCCAAAATCGGATTCAGCTTTCCGCAATTGATTAGAATACGGAGCCTTTTCTTCATTGAGTGCGTTGATGTGTTTCTGTGATGATTCGATATTCGAAGCCAATTCGTTACGTTCTTTCGATTGGGTTTTGCGTATTCTATACGAATTCTCCGCACCCCTTTCTGAATCTGAACGGCCCATGATTTGGTCAACTGTATCATCAAGCTGTTTGATACTCTTGCGATAGCCATCTATATTCTCCTTCTCAATTCTAATTTTTTCATCAATCAATGCAACCTTATCAACAATAGGTCCTACATCAGCAGAATGTTCTAAGTGTGCCTTTGATAAGAAACCAAAGATACCCATTGAAGTAAACATCATCAATACAATAACACCACAGATGAATGGGTATTTCAAACTATGGGGCGCATTGTCCCAATTACGATACGTCCATGATATGGTTACTACTTTAGCAACTTCAATAATGGAGAACATAAGAATAATAGGCCAGTAAGCACCAGGGAAGATTGATGCCATACCGACCACAGAAAAATAGGCAGATACACCAGATAGTGCTAGTGCCGTTAGAAATGTCAAAAATATCATGTAAAAAAGTCCTCAATAGAATCAGATTGAACTACTTTCCATCCCAATTTTTCAACAATAACTGCAATTGGTTCAAGGAAAGTCTTTTCGAATTGTGTATCATAATCGATAAACTTATGAATGTCAAACTCCTGGGGAATTCTACCTGGGAAAGATACAACAGAATCCTTGAAAGTATTTGGCATCTTCAGGTATGTGAACTTGATCTTTTCACCTTCCTGGATCAACGGATACTTCTTGGTTAGATTCATTTCTGTTAGGTAATGATTGTATAGTATCGCACCTTTGACATGAATAGGAGTACCTTTCTTGTACAAGGTTAGTGGATCACTATAGTTACGAATGCCATTACAACCACGTGGGAAAGATATATCTTCTGGTGGCAATTTATTGAATTCCTCACGGAAGTCTGCCACAAACTTTTGTACATCTTTCTCATTACCAGAAATCATAACACGAATCAACTCTTTCATCTTTACACGAACAGCACCAGGTGTAGAAGACTTGATCATTTCAAGACCCATAATCTTCAACTCAGGTTCTTTGTAATGAACACCTTCATTGTTATATACATTTAGAATATAACGTTTCTTGGCAGTCCAGATTCCACGATCAGATAGACCTTCACGTTTCATTTGCATCTTCTGTGCATATGCATGTACATAATCGGCAAGTTCTTGGTAAGACTTATCAATGTATGGTTGAATTTTTTTCTCACATGCATTGTCCATGAATGATATCATACGATTGACATTTATTTGTTGGTCTTTATCAAATACACTATCAACCAATTCACCAAGTCTTAGATAAATCGAATCAGTATCGGATGCAATAACATAATCTTTATCCGTCTTCAACAACTTATTCATGTAGTCGTTTATCTTGCCTTCAATCCAACGAATTGAGAGCTGACCTGCTGTAGTAACTGCAAGTGCCATGCGTAAGTCATAGAACCTAAAATACTGACTTCCCAAAGCACCGTAAGCGGAGTTGAGACCGACCTTCTTGGCCAACTGTAGATTATTGAACTTAGAGATTCGCTTTTCGATTTCATACTTCTTACTTTCGTCCGTTTCGTTTTCGTATTCTTGCTTTGCTTGAAGATACAACTTCTTGAACTTCTTACGGTCTTCATACATCTCTTGTAACATCGTAGGTAAGAAACCCATCTTATCTGTACGGAAGAATTGACCATTTGGTGTCAATGTAACACCTTCTAGTACAGAGGTATCAACTTCTTTCTTCAACATCTTATTGACTGTAATACCCTCAGAAATAATTCTTCTCATTTCATCCGTATAGTCTTCAGGATCAACCAATGTCTCAGGAGAAATATTGTATTGCATCATCAAATGTGGATACAAAGAATTCAAGTCAAACGAAGCAACCCAATCATGTAGACCAACTTGTGGTTCTTTTACATATGCACCTTCAAAAGCTGCCGACTTATCTTTTACAATACGTGGCGGTACAATAATGTTACGGTCAAACAAATAACAATAAGTCAGAGCATCCCACATACGAGTTTGTGCAAACACATCTTCTAGGTTTGATTTTGTATCGTATGCAATAGTAATTGCCATATCAATCAACTTCAACTTCTCATCAATACGTTCAACAAGTAATACGTCTTTGATATTATACTCAATGAACTTTTGGTGATTCAATCGATATAGTGCATGTAGATTATCAAACTCATCATAGGATAATTTACCTTCACCCAATTCGAATTGTGCAATTGCATCCAAACGATAAGACTCTTGTGACTTACCATTAGGTGAATACCATTTGTATAGTTCGATATAATCTAAATGTGCTATACCGTGTAATGTATAAGTGGTCAACATGTTATTATTCTTGTTGACTTTACGTTCACCAAGAAAATTCCATGGAGATAGATTCTTGGTTTCATTTTCACCAAGAATCTTACGGAACCGATTCACGAGATATGGAATATCAAAGAACTCGGTATTCCAACCAGTTAGAATATCTGGGTAATGATTAGTCCAATAAGCCATGAACTGTTTACATAGAGAGTATTCATCCTTACATTTGATGTAAGTGACCTCAATATCTGAATTAGTTTTATCGATTGAACGGTCATAATCACCATAACCCCAAACAATCATACCTTTGCCAAGTGATTTGATACCAATGGCAGTAATAGGTTCGTTTGCTTCATATGGATCAGGGAAACCATTCTCAGAACCAACTTCGATATCAAGGAAGTCTACTTGCAAGAGAGATGGATCAAAATCAACCGCACCTTTATGCTGGTCACCAATAAATGCATATTCAAAACGAGTTTGACCATAGATTTTAGGTGTACCAGCAACATCTTCGTAACGTTGCATGAAGTCTTTCGCTTCACGGATTGTTTCGAATTTCTTAGGCTCTAGAGGGATGCCTTCTAATGATTTGAACTTGGTGTCCGTTTTCTTAGAAGGCAAATACAGAGTTGGTTCATAATCAATCTTGAGTTTTACTCTTTTGCCGTTTCTAACGCCACGGTAAAGAATCTGACCACCAAAAGATTGCACATTAGTATAAAAGTTCAAAATTAGCCTGTAATGATTTGTGGAGTTTTAGGAAGAACGATACCTGCACCAAAGATTTGGTTGTAGTTTGTGATAAAGTCTTCTGCTGGAACGTAAGAGTATACTACACTTGACTTCAAAATATCAAATAGTGCATCTTTGGTTTGTGGTGCATGTAGTGGGAATGGTGAGAATCCTACGTTAGGTTGACCGTTTTGGCCACGGACAATAGAGATACCGACTGGGTTTTTTATAGTGTAGAAGTCTGCACCCTCTACGATTTCACCCAAGATTTCTTCACCTGTAAATAACTTCAAAACTTTGATTGTCATAATAACTCCATAGATAAATAATACATAATTATATATGATTTCGTCTGAACTGTCAAGCGGTTCCTGTTATCTTTGCCATCATTTTTATCATAGGTGAAAATAACAAAGGTCATAGAACCGTGGATCCGATTACGCTATTCGCCATGGCAAATGCGGCTGTGTCTGCCGTCAAAAAAGGTTGCCAACTCTACAAGGATATCAAGTCAGCTGCTGGGGATGTTAAAGGCGTCCTCAAGGATATTGACGACCAGTTCCACAATAGTCATAAAGATAAACCTCCCACACCAGAACAAAAGAAAGCCTACATTGAAAAGAAAAATGAAATCATTGAGCTCAATAAAAAAGGTGGTGAGACAGATGATGTTTATGCAGAAATTGGTGAGAAACTTGGTGACTTCTTTGACAACTACCACAAATGTATTACAGTACTTGAAGAAGAAGAACGTAGAAGCAAAACTGAATTGTTTACTGGTGATGCAAGTTTAGGTAAACGTGCTCTACAACGTGTTCTAATGAAAAAGAAATTAGAACAAATGAGTGTTGATTTACGTGAATTGGTTGTGTATCAAAGTCCACCAGAATTAGGTGCTTTGTGGACAGATGTAAACAAAATGATGGATGAACTTGGCAAACAACAAAAAGTTTTGATAGCTAAGAAAATGAGAATTGATGCCGCTGAGGCAAAAAGAAAAGAAGCTTTTATGAAGCATCTAAAAGCTGATGCTTATATTGGTGGGTTTGTTCTTGCAATGATATTCTTTACCGCATGTATGTTTGCTTATATTGCACATGATGCGGAGAAAAGATATCCAGGTCTAAAAGACCATAACAATCAATACGCATTACAAGAATTACGTAAGAAAGAACTTATGGAGTATATTGAGAGATCAAAGAAACCTACTTTTGAAACCCCACCAGATGAGGAATAATATTCCAATTGTTAGGGTAAGCAGAAATAGAAAGGCAAAGAAAATAAATTTGCCGGCGTGTTCTATTTCTTCTAAGTATTCTATTAGTTTTGTACTGAACATTTGATTTTTGTTTTTGTTTATGAAAGTATCCATAAAAAACATTCATCAAAGCAGTATCTATTATTTATCCTTGGATAAGTCTATTTTATTTTCTATTCTATTGAAAGCCTCGTCTTCGGCCTTTTGATCGTCAATATCTTTTGGTTCTTTTTTACCAAAGATTTTATCCCAATTACTTTGATACGTTTCTGTATCAACACTAAATGGTCTTGGTGAAGAACCTTTACCACCGTCACCCATTATTCTTCCTCGTATACAAATACAACGGACTTTTCAAGAGCAACGTAGATATCTTCTTCTTGAGTTTTGATAGCTGCGTTCCAGTCCAATAGAACTACTTCACCTACAGATAAATCTTCAACATCAGGACCAATTGCAAGAATTTTTGCACGATCTGGTTCTTCTGTTCTTTGTAAAATAATTCCTGATGATGTAGCTTTCTCACCAGCAATTCTTTTAACAATAATTTTATCTTTTAACGGTGTCATAACAATCCTAAAAATTGGTTGCGTAGCCTTGGAATCGAACCAAGTATCTCCAGCTTATGAGACTGGTGGGTTACCATTTCCCTTGCCCGCAATAGAATAACAATGGAGCGGAATAACAGAATCGAACTGTTGACAGAAGATTGGAAATCTCCAGTTTTACCACTAAACTAATTCCGCTAAGAATTTGGAGCGGGTACCGAGAATCGAACTCGGAAATAAACCTTGGCAAGGTTTCAGGTTACCTTTACATCATACCCGCATTTGTTTGTATTGTATACTATATATGCTCACTTGTCAACATATATCGTGGTATACTTTTGGTCCTGGCAGATGGATTCGAACCACCCCCGTAAGAATTATGAGTTCTCGGCACTACCTCTATGCTATACCAGGACATTATCACATTGTAGGACCGTTTCCGTTTTTGAAACCAACCGTACCACCTTCTGCTTCAATCTTCTTGATTACATCTTCAAAAAGAATTGGTGTAAAATTAGTTTGTTCAACACAAACGCAATGATACCTTGGATCAATAGCACCATCTTTCATTACACGACCAGTATGAAGGTGTCCGTGAATGTTAGTACCAAAACGACCAAGACTTGCTTCGTGAATTGGAATATGTGAAAGGATCATTCCGTTCATTACATGATATGCACGAAGTTCACGGAAGTACTGTCTATATTCATCATCACGAAAGATATCATGGTTACCACGGATAAGAACTTTATCACCATTAAGTCTACTCATAATTGAAAGTGATTTACGATTGATAACAACATCTCCAAGGTGATAAACTTTATCTCTTGGTCTTACTCTATCATTCCATCTCTTTACCATTTCCTCATCCATTTCGTTAGGATCAGTCCAGGGTCGAATCTTTTCACCAGTTGTAGAGTCGGTGAATCTACACACTCCGGCATGACCGAAGTGACTATCACTTACAAGAAAAACACTAGGCATGATAACCTCCTTTATATGTTATATTGTAACACATTATTTACAATATGTCAAGCTTTTGTCAATTATGGTTTACGTTATGGTCCGCCGTGAGGGAATCGAACCCCCATTAAGACTTTAGAAGAATCCTGTCCTATCCATTGAACGAACGGCAGTTGGTGCTCTCACCAAGAATCAAACTTGGGTAACATCCGTACCAAGGATGTGTAATGTCACTATACGATAAGAGCAAATTTGGTACCCCCTCTCAGATTCGAACTGAGAGAACTTCTCCTTTTGAGAGAGACGACTTTACCAATTTGTCCAAGGGGGCCTGGTGCGGGTAGTGAGATTCGAACTCACACTTTACAGGGTTTAAGTCTGTTGACTCTACCAATTGGCCTATACCCGCATAATAATGGTGCCCTAGGAGGGACTCGAACCCTCAGAACCTGGTTTCTAAGACCAGTACGTATACCAATTCCGTCACCAGGGCATTTGGTGCAACCTACAGGAATCGAACCTGTTTCAATGGCTCTTCAGACCACCGCTATGACCACATCAGCTAAAGTTGCAATTTGGTACCTCGTTGGAGAATCGAACTCCCGTATGCACCGTGTAAGGATGCCGTTCTACCATTAAACTACCGAGGCATTATCTACGTTTGACCCAACTGTATTCTATACCGTCAGGACATTTTCCATTTACTACTGAATCTGCACCAAACTTACCAACAATCTCCGTAGTACCATTAGTGATGGTTACGAATTCATCAATTAGTTTGGCCATTTCCATTGCTATGTTGAGGTCTTTATTTTTACCTCTAACAAAACCTTCATCGTCTAAAACTTTCCACATAAATTCCTTTGGGGTGTCTTACGAGTATCGATCTCGTACTGCAACTTTCACAGAGTTGAGTGCTACCACTACACTAAAGACACCATTGTTGTTCTTGTTCAGCAAGAATTCTTTTCAGCCGGTCAGCACAAAAAGAAGCTGCTGGTGCATTTGGTTTCACCATTGGTACCATGTTACATGTACCTTTGATATAACCAATTGCTTGTTGTACTACACATGAAGAACCGAACTCGTCAGACTTATTCAAATCTAAATGAACTTCAACGTGCCTATCTTCAAGCACATCGGCCATTTCTTGAAATAAATTAGAAAGCTTATAAACTTCGGTCATCAATCTCATTGCTGGTTTACTTTTCTTGTGGTCGTAATCTAATTCACGTTCTACGAAACCAAAGATTTTACAACCATTATTACCGTTGATATGAACCACAATAGCCAAAGCATAGTCAGCGTACCAAACGCCATTCACTCTTACTCTTTCAGAATCGGCACCAAGATAAACTTTTGTATCTGGTCCTTGAGTAAGCAAGAATTCCTTTACTTCTTCTATACTAAATTGTTTCATATCAACCACCTTTGTAATAATTGGCCTCCCGCCAGGGAATCGAACCCCGTCCAAGGCTTTTGGAGAACCTTGTGCTACCGGAACACTTGCGGGAGATATTGGTACCCATGAGAAGAATTGAACTTCTGTCTATCGATTATCGGTCGATTGCTCTACCATTGAGCTACATGGGTATATATCTGGTGCCCCTTGACAGAATCGAACTGCCAATAGATGATTACAAATCAACTGTTATACCATTTAACTAAAGGGGCAAATTGGCCTGTCCTGAGGAACTCGAATCCCCAACCTCTAAATTCGTAGTCTAGTGCACTATCCAGTTGTGCTAAGGACAGAATTTCTGGTGTGTACTTAATTACACGGCTTCGCAACCTTCCGTGATGATACGGTTGCAAACTTACCTGCAGGACGTATTTGCAACTATCTTACATTTGGCAGGGGATATAGGAATCGAACCTATGATGATGGAATCAAAATCCATTGTTATACCATTTAACTAATCCCCAACAATTTGGTGGCGAAGGAGAGATACGAGCTCCCAACCTTGTCCGTATGAAGAACCTGCTCTACCAATTGAGCTACATCGCCATATTACATACTACTTTTCCTATTGTACACCGTATGTAAGGGTGAGATTTGGTGGACCGTGAGAGAATCGAACTCTCAATGCCTGGTTGCAAACCAGAAGTTATCCCATTTAACTAACAGCCCATATAGAAATACACTAATTACGTGCTACCGCCTCCAGCAATAGTCGCTACTCTAATGTATTTTTATATGGTTTGTAATGTTGACTACCTTTCTGGTCCACGGTCAAGTTCTACCAGTCGCTCTAAGGTCGCATAATAGTAGGGTAATTAGTCCTATTTTTCTGCCATTACATACCATATAGAAACACACTAGGCCACGCTCTGAACCTGGACTCTTAGTAATGTGTTTTTATATGGTGGAGATGATAGGGATCGAACCTATTGTGACTTAAGTCGGAAGATTTACAGTCTCCTGCCATACCATTACGGCGGCATCTCCATTATATTGGTCTCGGTAGCAAGATTCGAACTTGCGATATCCTGCTCCCAAAGCAGGTGACTTGACCGGGCTAGCCTATACCGAGTTATTTTTGGCTCCTCAGCGTGGGATCGAACCACGGACCCAAGCATTAACAGTGCTTTGCTCTGCCTCTGAGCTACTGAGGAATATTAGATTGGACTTACAATACACTATCTTGGTGACTGTGTAAATGCCATGTTGTTTGGTGTTCCTAAGGGAATCTAACCCTCACACAAGGTACTTTCTGTACTCCCCAATTCTATAAGTAGCGAACTTATCATGGATCCAAGTAGCGAACTTGGCGTGGAAACATCGGAACATAAATTCTGGCGGTCCCAAGGGGATTCGAACCCCTGTTGACGGCGTGACAAGCCGCTGTAAT